GCTTCTCCCTTGGAGGCATCTAATTTTCCTCAAGAGAGGAAAATTAGGCATCTATAATATTTCAATTATAGGCATTCATAGCACCATGAGGCATCCACCCGGAGACAAGCAAAGGTGGGCATATGAACTTGGCTAAGGCTAGGTGCTGAGCACATCCCGGAGGACCCTTCACTAGGTAACATGCATGTTACACGAAAACATTGATCTAACCACTAACACGGTAGTTAGATAAAGCTTGCTCGTCTAAAGTTTTAGACCAGCGAATTCCAGATGCGACCATATCATCTGGATCATCAGCATAAACACTGTAATATCGTAGTGTTTTTCTATGTCTCGAAAGAGCAACCAAATTATGAGAAGGACCAGCATCGGGCATTTTCCCGGAATACAATAAATTGGTTGTCTTACTGAGACGTACCAAAATAACATTGTCAAACGTTTTCCCTTGTGCTTCATGGGTCGTCATGACATTGTTAGCATTGATACCTGGATGACGCAACATAGCACATTTATCGGCTTGTGTGTGCATAATGTAAAGCGTATCCCTTTCAGCTGGAATTTCCATACCGGAATTAATATTAATCAGCGATAATGAGGAGGAAATTGGATTAAAGGTTTTAACCTTCTTCTTATAAAACTTCTCACTCAGAACCGCTGTGGCATCCCTAGGACATCGGTATGTAACAAGTTTAGGCTTCAACACTCCCTTAATCGATGGATGCTTTAAGGTAAATGTCGGAATACGGGACACAAATGGAATTTGCTTAGTATCACCAAAAGCAATTATTTCCTTCACTTGTGCTAACGTGGCAGCGGCGTATATAATACCTGAATGCACGAGAAAACACTCATCAACGAGCATTCTCTCGGCCGTGAACCATTTCTTCAACATGATGTATGAATCGAGGGTACGCACTCGATACTTCATAACATCTGGAATAGATCCACTCTCTCGAGCATCTTTCGCAGTCTCACGATTGGCAGACAATAATAGGTCGGTTTCAATTTTTGTCTGTTTCAAAAGTGAGGTAGTCTTGCCGCAACCAGCAACCCCGTCTTCAATGACCACTGTTGCTTTACAATCCATCGTTAGGGCTTTTTCAAGTCCAGGCAACAAACGTGATCTGGCATCAAATACACATGTAGAATCGAATAAAACCACGTTGTATTTGGAAAGAGCTGCCCAGGTATTTGGCGTGAGGTCACCATCCTTCCAGGCCAAAGAAACGAATCCGTCACCGTCCATACCTCCGCTCCGTATTCCTACGGATCCGATTCCGGTTGAAACCACTTGCGGGCCAATGGTTCCCAACACACATCCTTGAATCCATCCGCTGCCCCCACACCAGCGGAAATAATTCCGATTTCCTTGCGCCCACCCCGAAGGTACTCCACCCCACACCTCCTCCAGGTTTGCGCCGTTAGCTACCACCTCCCAATTCCCGTGGGTAATAAAACATGGCTTCCCCTTGAATGCGTTCCGGCATAAGGGATTGATATGGGGCTTCGACACATCAGAGCAATGAGGCTTGGTCACAATTTCGTCCGTTTTCTTCTCTATAAGACTAGCTACGAGCGGCTCAATCTTAAGAGGTAATAATCCTGAAGGACAATCATCGGATTCCAAAACCTCAGCAATTTTAAGCAAGGCCTTTTCAACTTTGGTCTTCCTTGCCTCTTCTTCCATCAATTTCTTTTTGTGGACCTTTCGCAATTCATCGTATGAATCATAAAGTCCTTCGAGCCAATAATCCACATTTAACGTGTGAGATAAGCAGTAATGCTCGGAAGTGACCTCGAAAACATCTTCCATTTTATAGAAGGAAGGTAACGATGAAATTACGGCATCATCAGTGCTCCAAACATCCCAACCTAAAACAGTTTTTATTTCATCAACAACTGACTCTAAGATGGGGCATGAATAGATGAGCGTAGAATTATCGTTCATCTTAGTCCTTGTAGGAAACAGGAGTCCCTTGATGGCAGTTTTTACCGCATTTCCGGTGGCAATAACTTCACCCTTATCGTGGACATAGTCCACGTTAGCATCTGGGTCAATAATGGACACACCTCTTTGTCGCACCATCTCCATGGCTGGTTTAACCATACGGTATCTGCTTCTAGCGTATGCAACAAAGGTAACAGCAAGTGGAACATAATGATCAATGGGAACTGGAGAACCGGTCTGCATTGTCACTCCATTGATGACACAGTGATTGGACGCCGATGAAATCATCGTCGCCACACTTTGAACTAAGTTCTCAATGGGCGTCTCACTTTTGTACTGCCGGAATGAAACTTCGGCAACACGTCTAACAAAATCGGTGTCCATAATGACATGCTTTATTTCCCAGGAATTTTTCAGTTGAGGAATGGCGATTCTCACCAGTGTTTTCCTTCTCAACGATGACATCCACGCGCATGAAACATCACGCATGGGAATTAAATCCAATCGATCTTTATTAGTGGAAGCCAGAGTGATTTCAACAATAAATACTCCACTAAGATCGGCAACGCGTTCTACACGATACGCGGCTTTCCCGGCCACAATAACTTGATTACACGTCATGTACTGCATCAAGACGTCATAGTTATGTGTATATGAAAGTCCGGGAGCATCAATAAAATGGAAAGAGATTATCCTCTCCTTGTCAATGGTTTCAATTTCCCAGTGAACATTCAAACGAGGTATGAATCCCTCGGTGGCTATCAACATCATGGGATCCATCATGACGGATGCTATCAGTTTTTTCACACCCCTTGGAAAACAGTGCTTAACAACTGTCGTAATCGGTATGTCGGATATGGAATGGATAGCCATGGCCCATGGAGCGGAAACATCGCAATCTTCAAATTTATGATCACAATAATTCAACCTAAGTTCTCGCTCTGGTTGTTTTTCAAGCGCACCGGCAATTGACATAAATCTGTCAGTAAACCGCGCTCCATCGCGGACATCAAGAATGGGGCAACAAGAATGAACATTTTCCCTTCCCATCTTGGCATGAGTACAGAAATTACCACCAATATCAATAATGGTCGTAGTCTCGGGTTTGGAAAACCTAACTATAAATATAGTTCTGTCTCGGCATAACACGGTGCGCAGCTGCATAACGGCGTGTGAAGAAGATGCGGAATTGCGAAATTGCAATTCCCTACCAGGAAAATCACGTCTCAAGGCATTTTGATCCTCAGGTGTTAAAGCAAATGAGACGTTAAGGGGCTTCGCCGGGGTCAAATCGACCTGACGTCTGACAACATTGACGGCGGCATCGCTAATAAGTCTACCAACATCAGTGGCAGCATTAGCGGCGTTGCGGCGGACGACATCATTCAAAAGATCGTCCAAACGAAGAACACTAGAAGCGTGTTCAACCACAGAATCCATTGAGTTCTAACGGGTATATACTCAGAAAACTGATTAATCCGGGTCGCGATCAAAATAATGATTCGCAATAC